TGCGTTCGCTTCTCAGATCTCTAAGACTGAGCCGCTGCGCAACCAGAATGACTTCGGCGACATCGTTCGTGGTCTGGCTGTATACGGTCGTAAGGTCGTGAAGAACGAAGCTCTGGTAACCGCTCTTGTAGGCGATCCTACCTAAGTAGGCTGATTGAGGAGGGGGGTAAAACCCCCTCCTTTTAACTACTATGTTTGGAGTCGCCCGTGGCAACGATCAAAGTTACCGACATCGTTAAGCGTGTCGAGGATGTACTGCAAGACAGCAACGTCCGCTGGCCGCGTTTGGAATTGCAGAATTGGCTGAATGAAGCCTATTTGCAGATCGTACTGCTGCGCCCTGACGCAACTGCAAAGACTGGCACTTTTACTTGTGTCTCTGGTACCCGACAGGTACTTACTACAGGATTCCCGACTGCCATCCGTCTACTAGACGTGGTGCGCAATCTTGCGGCGACCTCCGCTAAAAAGGTCATTCGCTTGGTCGACAGAAGCGTTCTGGACGATCAACGCCCCAGTTGGCACGCCGAGACGGCGACCGTGGATATTCAACATTTCACGTTTGACCCACGCCAACCCAAAGAATTTTTTGTGTACCCGCCAGCCACCACGGCTGCTCAGATCGAGGTGATCTACACCGACGCTCCGGGTGCGCACACTCTGACAGCAGCTCAGCTAGACCCGACCGGCGGCAGCGCCGAGACGATCAAGCTGGATGACATTTACTTGAGCGCCCTTATCGACTGGATTCTCTACCGCGCCTTCTCGAAGGACTCGGAGTTTGCTGCTAACGCTGCTCGTGCTAACGCCCACTATCAGGCGTTCACCGCAGGTGTAGGCGCAAAGAGCCAGAGCGACACGGCGGTCGGACAGGTAGGAGGCTGATATGGCAGTCACATGGTCTAGCTTTTACCCCTACGTCCAGCCGCACCTTCCCGGGTGCCCGGAGATCGTCATTGAGGCGCATCTTCAGGAGGCTGCTGCGGAGTTTTTGGAGCTGAGCGAGATCTGGCGTTTCGACATCGACCCAGACTTCACCAGCAAGAACACGTCGGACTACCCGATCAGCGTGCCAACCAATTCGATACTGGAGAACATCTTGTTCCTCTACATCGACGGTACGCCGATGACACGCGTGTCTGACAAGCACTTTAGCCCGCCGAAGCTGGCAAATGGTTCAACCGTCACGGGTTTGCCGTCGTACTTCAGCATCGTGGGCGACACCACTATTCGTATGTACCCGACTCCTGCCGGTAAGCACACCTTCAGCGGCCTTGGCGTACTGAAGACCAAGCTGACGGCTACCGGGGTCGAGAACTTCATTTTTGAAACCTACGGGCGGGCTATCGCTGCCGGGGCAATCGGGCGTTTGGCCGAGATTCCCGGGAAAGAGTGGAGCAACCCAGCAATCGCCGCGTACTACAACGCGGAGTTCAGCAACACTGCGGCTAAGGCAAAGGGTCGAGACACCCGTCGCGTCAATCTGCGGGTTTCTGCTGTTGGGTTTGACTCAGTTCACCGAGGCAGGGGGTAACCATGGCAGACGTTTTTTACTACGTACGACGCGACACTGGCCCGCAGTTGCAGTTGTCGTTCACTGATGAAGACACCGGTGCGCCGACAAATTTGCACGGCGGCACAGTAAAGATGCACTTCCGGGCCGCTGGCGAGGAAAGCATCCTGTACACCAAAACGTTGTACGTGAACCCAGACCCAACGGAAGCTGCGAAGGGCATCGCGATCGTCAACTGGGGCACGACCGACCTCGACTACGAGGCAGGCGCGTACGAAGGTGAGATCGAAGTGGTGCTGTCAACCGGCATCCGCGAAACGATCTACGAGATCTTGAAGTTCAAGATAAGGGAAGACTTCGCATGAAGCTGACGTCGGTCGTAGCAATTAACGCCCTGTCGGCTGCTATCAAGCGGCTGAACGGCATTGCTATGTCGACGAATGTCTCTCCGATCAAGATGGCGGTGGAGCTGGGCAAGTTCCTCGTCGAGGCAAAATACTTCGACACCCTGTACGCCAACGACGGCGCGGGGGCCTCCGACGGCGCGGTCTTCCACTTCTTCAAGGCGCTTACCGACAACTCGGCTGTTGCGGAAGACGCAACGCTGGCGTTCTACAAGGCATTGGCTGACCAGCCGGGAGTCTCGGAAGACGCTGTTTTCGACTTCTACAAGACTCTGGCCGACTCTGCGGCGGTTTCTGAAGCGCACTCTCTGGCGGTGGGTAAGCCACTGGGCGAATTTGTAGCAGGCGCCGAGGATCACACCGTGATCTTTACCAAGAAGGTAAAGGAAGACACGGCTGCGGTGGCGGAAGACGAGTTCCGCGCGTTCGGCAAGGCGATTACGGAAGCGCCGACGCTGTTGACGGACGACGATACGCTCGCGTTCTTCAAAAATACACAGGATACCGCCGGGTTTACCGATGACGAGACGTTAGCGTTTGCTAAATATCTTGTAGATTCGATCGGCGTTACCGACGATATAGACGGTGCGGCGTCTATTCTGGACGACCAAGAGATGTCGTTCTTTAAGAATATGACGCATGTAGCTGCTGCCACGGACACGTTTTTCCGGGTAGTATCGTTTTATCGTCAATTTTCTGATACAACAGCTATATCAGATAACGACATTTTGGCCGTTGGCAAAAATGTATCGGACGTAGCTGGTTTCACTCACACGGAGTTCTTCGACGTAGGCAAGCCCTTGTCAGACACTCCGCGAGTTCTGGAGCAGATTGCGCTTAGCGTAACGCTCGCACCCTTTACCGACTCATTTGGAATCACGGATTCAAGTTTCTTGACGCCGGGGTTGGGTAAATCGGATTTGGCCTCGACTACCGACACGGGGTCACTGCGAAGTCAAGGGTACTGCGACTTCACTTACTTTGCGGAAGACTACGTCGGGGCTTCCAGAACTTTCTGAAAAAGGAATCGCTATGATTAACGAAACTCTGAAGCTGTCCGGTCAACTGAACATTGTTCTGAAAGACAAGGATGGCAATGTCAAAGACTCTCGCGAGGTGAAGAACCTTGTTGTAAACGCGGGTCTCGCTTACATCGCCTCTCGCATGGTTGGCACCACTAAGGGCGTCATGTCTCACATGGCTCTGGGTTCAGGTACCACCACTGCTGCTGCGGGCCAGACTGACCTCGTGTCGATCCTCGGCTCACGCGAAGCGCTGGACAGCACCACCATTACCGGCACCAACAGCGAAAAGGTTCAGTACGTATCTTCTTTTGAAGCAGGCGACGCGACCGGCGCGGTTACCGAAGCAGGTATTTTCAACGCTTCAACCGCTGGCGACATGCTCTGCCGTACTGTGTTCAGCGTGGTTAACAAGGCTGCGGACGACACCATGACCGTGACTTGGACGATCACCCTGAGCGCTACCTAATAGCTGAAGGGGAGAAGAGATGTCAACGATCACTCTTCGAAGTACCAAAGGGTCGCCACTAAGCAACACCGAGGTGGACAGCAACTTTTCTAACTTGAACTCGGACAAGATGGAGAAGTCGTCCAACCTCGGTGACGTGGCGAGCGCTTCAACGGCGAGAACTAACTTGGATGTCTACAGCACAACTGAGGCAACCAACGCGGCGATCGCTATGGCGATTGCACTGGGGTAAAACATGGCATTCAAATCACAAGTATCGGCGAGCATCGGAACTTCAGGCAGTCCCACTACGGTGACGCCTACGGTTAGTTCCGGTACGACCGCCACACTAATCGGTCTGTCGTTTGCTAACACTACGTCTAGCAACGTTACCGTCTCGACCAAGCTGAATAAGAGTGGCGGGAGTTCGGCGTTTCTTGTGAAAGATGCCACGCTTCTTCCGGGCGGCGCGCTAGCCGTTGTAGGCGGCGACCAAAAAGTCGTTCTCGAGGCGGGCGACACCATCACTGCGTACTCAGACACATCGACCGCCGTAGACGCGGTTGTGTCGTATTTGGTGTAAGGGGTAAGACATGGGCTATATCGGTAACGCTCCATACCAAGGTGTCATCACCGGGGCAAACATTCAGGACGGTACCGTCGATACGGCGGACATCGCGAACGATGCGGTTACGACCGTCAAGATTACTGACGCGAACATTACCGAAGGCAAGCTGAACGCCGGGGCCGTTACCACTACCAAGATCGCGGACGGTGCAGTAACTGCGGCTAAACTCGCTGCTGGTGCGGCGGTTCCGAGCCAGACTGGTCAGTCCGGAAAATACCTCACCACTGATGGCAGCACTGCAAGCTGGGGTACTGTCGATCTGTCATCTAAGGTAGCTAAATCTGGCGACACGATGACGGGTGACTTGTCTTTTGGCGACACCAAGAAGGCTATCTTCGGTGCAGGTAGTGACCTACAGATTTACCACACAGGTAGCAACAGTATATTAAAAAGTTTAACTGGGGAGTTTTTATTACAGGGAGACGGAATTACTCTTAGAGGCGATACTCCTACAGAAACAATGCTTACCGCTGCTGTTGATGGAGCTGTTACTCTTCACTATGACAGCTTAGCCAAACTCGCCACAACCTCTACAGGCATTGACGTAACAGGTACGGTGACTGCTGCATCCTTCTCAGGTGACGGTAGCCAGTTAACTAATGTAATTGCAGACGGCGCAGTCACCGCAGCAAAGCTGGCGTCTACTCTGGACTTGTCGGGTAAGACGGTAACGCTTCCAAACAATGCGACAAACCTAGACTATGTCCAACCTGTCAACGTTGGGTACCAAGCATTTGCGGATAACACGGCATATAACCTCGCTAACATGAGTATCCCCTCCGCTGGTGTTTGGTTTATATGGACACACCTCCGCTGGGGTTTTAACAACTCATCCCAGTTTACTCGTATACGAGTAGATGGTGCTAACAGCTCTAATATTCTATGGAAAATGCAGGTGGAGCGTATAGGTACTTCAACGCCAAACTCAAATGTTTCGCTTACGTCAAACTTTATTGTTGAAGTAGGTAGCGGTAATACCTTCCCATATACTTTACGGCTGTATGCGTATAAGTCAGGAACTGGCACACTGTTTTTGCAGAACGATAGTAACGGATACAATGCTTTCGGCGCGCTCAAGATAGCAAAAACTTCAGTTACTACTGCAACAATGTCGCAAAAGGGGTATTAAGATGGATGTCTTTTTCCAAGCCGTACAGAACTTAGTAGGCGACAAAAGTTGGAGTATCCAAGAGCCGCCTAATAGTGAAGCTGAGTTCCTAGCGACTTTCAGAGTATCTGTCGGTGTTGAGGGCGGCGTAGCTGTAATGTCTAACGACCCTTCCGACTTTGGGTTTACCTACGCGCAGCTACAAAATGAGATTGCTTCTGTGCAAGCTAGTTATGATGCACAGCAATACGCTCGTGACCGTGCAGCCGAATACCCACCTGTCGCTGACTACCTCGATGGCATCGTGAAGGGCGACCAAGCTCAGATTGACGCGTACATCGCTGCTTGCCAAGCAGTTAAAGACAAGTATCCGAAACCGGAGTAAAACATGGCATACATAGGCAACAGTCCCGGCGTCAGCTCGCAGCGTATCGTAAGTACGTTCACTGCGACGTCTGGGCAGACAACATTTACTCCGTCTAGCGGGTACACCGTTGGCTATGTAGACGTTTACCTCAATGGCATTAAGCTGCTCAACGGTACTGACTACACCGCGTCGAACGGGTCGACGGTGGTTCTGGCTGAAGCGACTGCAACGGACGACGTTGTCGAGGTGATGGCGTACATCCCACGCGGTCTGTCCGACGGTTATACCAAGGCTGAAGCAGACGCGAAGTACGAGCCGATTGATACTGCTTACACGAAAGCAGAAGCTGATGCCCGCTACATGGACATCAACGAGGTCATCGACACGGCACAAATTCGTGACGGCGCAGTAACCGCAGCGAAGATCGCGGCTGGCGCCGCAGTACCCAGTCAGACCGGTAACAGCGG